ATAACTAAAATAACTAAAATAACTAAAATAACTAAAATAACTAAAATAACTAAAATAACTAAAATAACTAAAATAACTAAAATAACTAAAATAACTAAAATAACTAAAATAACTAAAATAATTTATTATTAATCAATAATCTTGACATGTTTATTTATATATTTAACAGGAAATGCTGCTATTAAAACATTTTCAATATTATAAGTTTCCTTATTAACTATATTTTCATTCATATTAAATAGATAATTAAAATCTTTATGTAAATCATTTTCATTAACATGTGACAAACCATAAGTTCTATCTCTATATATTAATTCGTTATTTATAAAAATATTAACTAATTTTATGAAATCTAACTTATCATATTTATCATAATTATATTCCTTACTATTTAATATATTGCTTAAATCTTTAATTTCGTCTATAAAATCATCTAATTTATTATAACCATTACCATCAGAAGTAATACCTTGATCTATAAATTTTATAATTTTATTTATGGTATATATATTGTGTTCTTCTAATTTTTGTTGTATTTTTACGATAAAATGTTCATCAAGGTTTTTAAAATATTTGTTATGAAAATAATTTTCCAAAGAATTATAATTATTATCATTGCAAATATCAAAACAATATTTTTCATAACTAATAGTTGTTGTTTTTTTCCCTTCAAATATTGTAAAACTAAGAATTAACAATACATATATAATAAATACAAATATTAATATAGTATAGTAAAAAATTTCCTTGAATTTTTCATCTTCACTTTCATTATCTGGTTCAAAAAATGTGATAAATAAAAATATAATTGATATTAAATTTAATTTTGTATTATCTTTTTTTTTATTAAAAATTATAACAAACGCAGCAGCAATTATAACAAAAATCCATAAACATACTGATATTATTAGTAAATCTATATAGTTTATTATAAATAATAATGAATAATAAATAGAAAATATTATTGTTAAAATTGCTATAATTATAGCGGCCATAGTAATTTGTTCAGCATCCTTTTCTTTAATACTTAAAATTGAAATATAAGTATCAGATATTATAAATAACCAAAAAAATACTATAGTAAATATAATAAATATTTTTAATAAATTACTACTTGTATTTTGTGTAAAATATAGATTATTATAATTTTCTAAATTATCTTTTAACATACTAATAAATAATTTATATGTATAGGTTTCATAAACATATAATTTTTCTTTATCATTCAAGATAAATTTATCATTATATTTATAATAACTATAAAATATTATATTAATAATATTATTGAACATTAATAAAAATGATATAAATATCATAATAAATATATAAACATAAATTATTAATTTTAATATTTTGCCATAATTTTTATTATCCATAATATACTCCTTTATTTATAATTTATAAAAATATTTTATTATACAAATCTTAATACATTAATAATACCAAAGAAAGTTATTGTTATTTGTGTAAATATCCATGAAGCAAATAATTGTGCGTATGTAATATTTTTTTCTAATTCACTACTATTACTTGATGTCATTAATTTTAAAATAATCAACGTAATTAATATAAATAATATATTTAATCCCATTTCCAATGCTAAATATAAATTAAAATAATAATTATTCTTTCTAATATCATATTTCAATACCTCATTGAATTTATCTTCAAAATCTATGTATATTTTAACATCATTCGTCTTATCAGAATTAAAATGATAACTATTATTATTATCTGATTTTGTTACTCCATCAGGTCCTTTTCCTTCAAGATATTTATAAACATTATAATATATTTTACATATATCTGGTTTTATATATTTTTCTGTATCATAAGGTATTATTGAACGTAGAGATATAATGTTTTCTATTTCTTCATCTATTTTAATATTTTCAATATTAGCAACTCTCCCAAATATTATTTTGTTTAATTTTATTAAAATATAAGGATCCTTATTATCCCATTCCATAATATAAATATATATAGTAAGAATTAGTATCATACAATTTTTATAATCTTTTATTTTTTCAATATCTGTTATATTATTGATATTATCATATAAATCTTTAAATTCAGTAAAAAAATCATTTGTAAAAATATTTTCTTTATAATTATATTCATTATAACTAAAATGTTTATTAATTTGTAACATTTTTTCCTCAAAACTTTTGAGTTGTAATTTTTGATCATTATTAGTATTACCAGTTGTATTTATTACTGAATATTTTCCTGATATAATATCAATATCGCCTCCATAAGAAATATTTTCAAATAGCAAAAGTAATTCTTTATTTATTTTTATTATATATTTATTATTATCAGATGTTTCAGATTTTTCAGATTTTTTTTCTTTACTATTTTTTTTTCTTGTAAACTTAGACGACTTAGGTTTTACCATCATTACTTTTTAATTTCTCTTTTATTTCTCTTCAATATTAATATTTTTATTAAAACAGCTACTAATTTCATTTCTAATAAGTTCATCAGGTTCTATCATTTGATCATATGATTGTATAATATTTATATAAGCTCCTTTAATAAAAAAATAATAATACATTATACCATGTATTATACAATATAATGTAATTATTAGAGGTATTACTATCAAATAATAATAATCAGGATTTGTAATTAGCTTAAGTGTTGTAGATTCATAATCTTTTTCTTCTGTACTTTTTATAGATTCATAAAATTTATCTGTATAATTAGGAGATTTAGCATCTGCTGGGTCATATAATTTTGTATCTATAAATACGCCAATAACTATTTTTACTATATCTATTGTTACTGATATAGCTATAATTAAAAATATAATAAATATAAGAGCGAATATTAATTCATATAATTTATTATTTGCTAAAATATATAAATTTGATGATTTATCATATGAATAATATAAATTATTTGGAAATAATAGATAGAAACGATTTAATACATATCCAAATACGTCACCAAAAGTATCCTTGACTTCTGATTTATTTCTTGTCTCTGATAAATAAGAAATACCAAATATTCCGTTATCACCTACTACTTTTATTTTCTTTTTATCAGTTTTATCATCTTTAATATTACTTATAATATCTTTGTATAAGCTTCTATTTATAGCTAGAAGTTCATTTTTAGTAACTCTACATTCTTCAGAAGAAGCTTCATTTACAGTTATTTTAAAATAAAATTCATTATCATTATATTTATATATTCCATAAACTACATCATCTTCTTTATTTTCATCACTAATTACTCCAAAATTATGCAATAGATTTATATCTTCTTCACTAAATTTATTTAAATCTATTTTACTTATAATACCAGCATCTTTAGGAGGCCAATGTTTCTTAATTTCATCTAATATTTTATCATTTGTTTTTATAGAGATTATAGATAATGCAGAAGCTGTAGATAATACAGAAGCTGTAGATAATACAGAAGCTGTAGTAGATGATGGTTGCGATGGTTGCAAAATTTTATCTATATTAGATATTTTTTCTCTAAAAATTTGAATTTTATTAAACATGGTTGTAAAATCAAAATCTAATACATATTTTGGAGGCTTATCTTTATTCTCTAATGTATGAATTTTTAGGTTTTTAATATTATAACATTTACAATTATTTACATCAATACTTTCTTCGTAATATTTATTATATTTATTATTAAATTCTTTAATATAGTTTATCAACTTATAATTATTAATATCTGTTAATTTTAAACTATACACATCATATAAATTTTCATTTGTTATTATTATATCTTTTATATAATAATATATGTAATAAATATAATTTATTATTGATAAAAAAGTTATAACAACTATTATAAATCCTATAATATATAAAATTATTTTTATAATTAAAAACAATATTGGAAGAGGAGGAACTTCTTTTTGTTCTGACATTATAATTATAATAGATATTCTTTATTTAATTATAATAAAAATAATATTGAATTAAGAATTAAACAATAATGAAATAAATAATAAAAAAATTATTATAATAATTATTTTAAAAATATTACCATAATTATATATAGTATATTCTAATGGGTCTATTGTAATATTAAATAAGGTTTTTATAATTTGTTTAAATTCTGTTTTTATTAAAAAAATTATTGCAAAAATAGAGAATAATACTCCACTAAATTTTGTAAATAATAAATCTATTTTATAATAAAATAAATTATTTTTTTCATATTTTCTCACATTATAATAATTTGTCTTTAAAGTATTTACTAAATCTATATACATATTATTTATTATATTTATATCAATATCTTTTGATATTATTTTTTTATTTGGTGCAATATTTTTATTTATTTCCATATGTTTAGGAAAAATAGCATCTATGTTTTTATCACTTATTAAATCAAATATACAATAATTTTTACTTGAATCAGTTAATTTAGTTACTATATTTTTATCTATGACATTTTTGGAATCTATATTAAATAATAAATGTGTTATATGACATTTAATATAAAATTTATTTATATTTGAGTTATATAAATCTAAAGCTTCTTTTTTATATTTATCATTATTTTTTTCATTTTGAATATCATCTATATACTTATCAATAAATGTATCATCTATTTTAAAGTTTTCTTCTATTTTTTCTAAATAAAATTCTAAATAAGATATATTAATATTATCTTTAAGAAGTGCTCCAATAATATTTATATTTTCAATAACTTCATTCTCTTTTTTATTTAATCCGCTAAAATTATAGTAAATTAAATTTAATCCATATATTATTACTGATAATGCTATAAATAACATTATAGCATATATACATTCATATTCGTAATTATAGTTTTTATAAACATCCATATTATAGTATTTATAAAAACCTAAAATTTTAATTTCTGAATTTGAAGAATTATTTAATATATCAGTTGCTATTTTATTAGACCAAAATAATATGAATAAAATTAAATACAATATGAATAATGTTAGATTTCCATTATCAACTAAAATATCATAATTAAATATTTTATATTTAGCTAAATTACAATAATTTGCAATATTACCTCCTTCACTTTTTACTAATATATTTTTATTAGTATATTTAATCAATTCTTGTATATTTAATATGAAAACTATTATAAATAGTATTATTATAATACCTAAAATAAATTTAGGAAATATACTTGACAAAATTGTAATAATGATTATTGCTATTATTAATCCTACAATAGTAAATATATAATCCAAATTCATAGATGTTCCCTTTATTAAATATATATTTTTTATATTTTTAAATTATATTGCTTTAAAAATCCATAATACTAAGAATATTCCAATAGGATAGCTTAATCTTAATAAAAATTCTTGAAATTCTGTTAATATATTATCACCTATATATTTTGATAAATAATAAGTAATCATACGATCTATAGAAATACCAAGAACTATAACTAGCGAAAATAATGCCAATTTAATAACTTCAGATTTTTTCATATTCATTCTATCAAAAAAATTATACTCAGGTATTCTTTTTCTATAATTATCATTAGTATAAGTATTATATTGGGAATTATCGTATAAATTATAATTTTTTGCTGGCATATCATAATTAAATTGTTGCGAAGAATGAGTATTTTGATTTTGTGCCATAGAAGGCATTTGTTGTATTTGAGAATTTGATACAATATTTACTGAACTTCCTGTACTACCTGTACTACCAGCACTCGCTACTGATATATTAGGATTATATTGTGGTTTTGATGGTTTTTCTTCTCCATACAACATACTTTCATTAGCAGATGCTTTACTCATTTTATTTGAATAAGCATTTTCATAATTATCACTAAGTAAATTTTCTTCATTTACACCATATAACATATTTAATTCTGTCATAATATATCTATTATCTATATTATATATGGAAATAAAAAATTTTATAGTAAAATAATAATCTTTTAGTATTACAGATTATATGGATAAAATGTTTGATTATGAAAGTCTATTTACATATATGTCGCTAATATTTGCTATTGCTATATTTATATTAGTATTATATGGTTGTTTATCAAGAACATATAGTGGAAATGGAAATATTGAAAAATTTACAGAGAATGCTTCAGAACAACCTGTAATGGCAACTATTAGAGATATTGAAGTTGATGAAACAGGTGGTATTACAAAAATAAATATTGATAATGGAGGAAAATATTATTATCTAACACCACCAAGAATAACATTAAGAGCTCCTGCCGACGGAACTAGTGCTGAAGCTGAAATAAGATTAGGTACAACACCTGTAACTGGAAGTGTTTTATATCCTATAACAGAAATAATAATAAAAGCAGATAAGAAGGGAAATAAATATAAAACAACAGATAAAGATTTAATAGTATTAGAATCTATTAGTGATTATAATACATATGCTGATAAAGAAAATCCGTCAATGAAATTATCACAAGACCAAAAAACTACTATTAATGGCTTAATAGATGGTTGTACATCTTTAAGCCAAACTTTAAAAGATAAATATAAAAATATTATAAATAAAGGTATGCTTAGACAATATGATGTAAATGCTATTATTAGTGAATTAGAAAAAAATAATTCCTAAATATTATATTTATATTATATTTATCTTTCATAATACTCTCTATATTTTCTATTTTCAATGCCTTCATCGGTATATTCATTTTCTTTTTTTATATAATCATCTATATTATCTCTTGAATATTCATCAGTTTCTTCTTCTTCACTATCTCCTTCAATCTCCTCAGCATAATATTTATATTCCATATAATTCATTTTATATTCAGGATTTAATATAGAACCTTCTGGAAATTTATTTTGTGTAGGCTCGAAATAATAAACAGCAAATGTAATATTATGATTTACTCCTTTAAAATCATATAAAGTTCCTTTATTTGTTTCAAATATTAAAGTTAATCTCGATAATTTTCCTATTGGATGAAACTCTCTGACTGGTAATTTTGTAATAACTAATCTCTCTGTATTAATACCTACATTATCTACGCGAAATTTTGCTAATCCGAGAGAATACTTACTATATGATAATGAACCAAATAAATGTTCCTCTATTTCAGGACATCTTAGTAATATATATTTATTTCCAATAAAATAAACTATTCCAGGAGATGTTATTATATAATTATCATATACACCTACATTAGAAACTTTTTTTTCATTATTTGTTATGCTAACAGAATAATACATTTTCATCATATTTTCTTTATTATTATATATTGGTTTATTAATATATCTAACATTATTATGTTCAGGGACAGCATTAGAATATAAATCAAATCCTAAATTTTCATTGATAGTAGATTTTTTCATATCTAAAATAAAAGGATTCATAGAATATATATCAATTAAATTACTTACTTCAGCAGGATCAGTATGTTTTTTAAATCCAATCTCATAATTGTCTATTTTATCATATTTTGTTAAAAAACTTTTAAATGTATAATCTCCTTCTTCAATAGAAAATTTTATAAATATATCTTCATAATTAATAAATTTACTACTACCACTATTTAATTTATTATTATCAATATTATTTGAATCTAACTTATACCATATAAGTAAATTTTTCATATCCATAGTATTATTCTTACACTTTTCAATATCATCTCCAGTTAAAACCTTATTATATATTTTGAAATCTTTAATATGTAATTTAATATTATTATTCCATCCATACTTATAAGTTAATTCTGATTTTTTAGTTAAATCATTAAAAATATTATTACATTCTCTACCTATATTTTTTTCTGTATAGAACACATTATTAATTGATTTATAATTATTTAGTTTTGTATATAATTCTGATTTTGTAGATATGTATATTCTCCAATCATTATTCTCTGAAATAGTCCAACATATATGATTTTCAATTTCTAAATTTACACCTTGAATTACTTCTTTTATATTAATACCATCGCTATTATCATATCCAATAACAAAATATATATCATATAGTGAAGGAGTTACTATATTTTTTTTAATATATACCAATATCCCCGAATATAAATATCTACCAATTTTTGGATTATCTAAATCATCTATTAAATGTAAATGATAATATCCCATATTTAAAATATAATATTTTTCATTTAAATTTATTATATTTGAAATATTTGATGTTACCTTTATTTTAAAGGAAAAAGTAATACCTATATTATCACCTCCAATTCCCCCACTTTTATATATATTATATAAATTAATATTATTATTAAGTTCTATGTATTTATTATTTTCTATTATAGCATAACCATCATTTGAAAAATCACAATTTATTAATAAATTTGTATCATTTTCTAATTCTTTTATTCCATTAATAATATTATAATCATTATTTTTTTTTCCAATATAATAGTATAATAAATTATTTTCATAATCAATATTATACATAGTACGTGGAATACTTGAATCAATAATTTCTAATCCAATTACATTTTTAAAAGGAACATTAAACTCTATAACATATTTATTTGGGTTTGGATATTTATATCTATCTCTATCTACACTATCAATAATAAATGTATAATGTTGTTTAATACTATTATTTTTTAAATAATTTATATCTTCTATTGACATATCTTAAATATTATATAAATATAATATTTATATCTAAATATTTATTCATGTTCAAGATTACAAAACTAATTAAAAAATGATTTAATGATATATTATGTTATATATATAATAAAATACAAAATGTCAGATAATGAAAACCCAGATTATATTAAAATAATTATAGAAGATGAACGTTATAAAGATTTAGTACAAATATTATCTGAAATTGGAAAATCTTCATATTGGACTTATGAAAATAAAAAAGCTTTGTATGAATTTAAATCATCTGTAATCGATGGTTTCATTAAATTATTTGATTTTACTAAAAAAAAATACGTAGTTGATTCATGCTGTAGATATAAAAAATTATTCTATTTTAATAGAATTATATACGATTATACTGATAATAATGAACGCGAATTATTAACTAAATATTTAGAAGAATATGATGAAAAAAAATATTATGAAAAACTATTTACTATAATATTTAATACAGAACTATATCAATATACTTTATTAAATAATCACTATAAATCAATAAATATATAATCATCTAAAAATTATAGAAAATAGTCTGTTTTATATTATTATTTTTATTATTTGGTAATTTTTTTATTTTATTCATAATTTTTGGTAAATATTCTATAATAAAGTTTGTAATATCATCGTCATTAGTGTATTTATATATTTTTACAAATTCTTTAAAAAATAAATAAAATACTGCTCTTATCACTATGTAGCAATATGAATGTGTTTTTTCTTTCCAAAAATTATTTCCTTGTTTATCTATAATCTTTTTAGCAATTATTAGATTATGTTTTCTATCTTTATTTAATATTTTCTTAAAAGACATATTATTTTCAATTGAAACAAATATAACATTTAATATTATAGCAAATGTTTCGATTATTGCTTCATTTGGAATAAATATTTGTGTTTTTTCTATTTTACATATATATTTGAGTATTTTAATATTTCTAATATTCCAATCTTCGTAATGTATAAAATTATTATGATGTAATAACTCGTGTAGTATTACTTTTTCATAATCTTCTTTTCTAACTATATATATATTATTTGTATTAATATAAGTAAATCCTCCGTTTATATTTTTGGCATTAATTATTTCTGTTTTTTTATTAGGAAGTTTTCTATTTAATGGATTTAAAATTATATAAATATTAATATATTGACCTGGTTTAATATTATATAAGTTTTTTATTAAAAATGTTCTATAAATACATTTATATAAATGAATTTTAATTTTCTGAGAAATTTTTATATTAGTTAAAATATAAAAATTTATATCTTTATAATTTATGAAATATGCATATTTACAATTATTAGCATATTTTATACAAAAATTCCAATCGAAATAACTATCTTTATTCAATAATATTTTAAAATTATCAAACTTATCTAATGATATTTTATGAATATTAAATTCATCTTGATTAAAATTATAATTTTTTTTTATTAAATCATATAATTCATTTTCATTAAAATTATATAATATAGTATTCATTTTATATAAAAAATTGCTGACTTTCTTTTATAATTGAAGATATATATTTATTATTTTTTAGTTTTAGAGATAAAAATAATAATTTATTAGACATATTATTGTTGTTTATGTTATAATTATTATTTAAAATTGTATTGTCATTCCATTCTATAGCTCTTTTTATAAAATGCTTATATACATCTGTTTTAATAGAATATATCAGATTTTTTTGTTTTATATCTTGAACCCAATTATTATTTTTATCTAAATATTCCCATATATTATTCTTATCATATCTATATTTATCTTTTAATATTTTAAATACTACATATGATATATCGTAATGTGTATTGTTGATGGCACATAAATCAATAGAATTATTTATATCCATATATTATAATAATAATAAATGCTTATTTATAAAATACCGCCAAAAAAAGAAGAAAAAAAAACAAAAAAATCTACACAAAATATACAACTAACAAGATTTCAAACATCAGCACAAAACGTGCAACAAGCTGTTGTAGAAGAAGACCCAAAAAATTTAAAAAAAATATTATTGGAACAAACATCAAAAATTCTAAAAGAACAAAGATGTATAAATATGTCAATGAAGCAATTTAAAGATAGAGAACATATAAATAAAAATATGTGTTGTGTAGAATTTACTGAAATAGTTCATAATATAGAAAACAAAATAGTAGAAAAGTTAGCAGAAATAAGAGCAAAAATACAAGTTCCTTTTAATAATGCTATACCACTTCCTATATATATAGCAATTGCTAAACTAATTGAGAAAGATAGTAAATATTTACTTTATGATAAATTTATCAAAGATGGTAAAGATTATTCGAAAACATTTCAAGAAAAATATACATTTCAAGGAAAAATGAATATTATAATTTATGTTCCAAATCTCATGAATAATATTAATGACTACACATATTATCCATCATTAGAAGTATATACTAATCAAAATAAATGGATGGAATTGATTACACATCCAGATTCATATTTCTTAAGAACTTTAGATAATATAAAAAAAAATAATAAGTTATTTAAAAGAATAACAGATAGTATTTGTGATGATTATGGTTGTACTGCTGATGCTCAAGAAGATATAAATAATATGTTATTTAAAACCTTTTTTTTACCTACAAAATGTCTTCAGGATAAGAACTTTCAAAAAAATATGGATGTAAAAGTATATAATATATTTCATAATAAACCTTGGGACAATGGAGATCATGAATTAAATAATAAATATAAAGATTTATACAATAAAGCGAAAGAAAGAGAAAAAAGTGAAGAAGGAAGTAAAGAAGAAGATGAAATTGGAGAAGATGAAGATAAAGAAATTAAAATAGCATCATTATCAGCAGCATTAAGAGATGAATACTATTTTAAATGGACTAATCAAACATATAATAAAAAAATAACAGATGATTTACAATTAAGGTATGCTAAATCTTTTCCTGGAATACAAGAAATAAATTATAAAATGTTTAAATTAAAACCCGAGAGTGAAATATTTGCAAATAAAATTAATTTTCATTATATGCCTTGGGGTGATAAATTAATAAATAATCAATATGTACTAAATGAAGGTAAAACATTTCATTTTGAAGATATAAAATATATATCTAAAAATAATATTCAAAATAAAATAATTAAATTTAGGTCATTAAACAATAAACATTTTATGAAATTTAATGAATATGGAAAACTATCCATTTATGATGATAATAGTAATGGAAAAATAAAAGATGTACCTTTTTTATCAAGCATAGAGTTTATTAATTCAACAAATAAATATGTTAATTTTGATGTTTCAGGTCTTTTATATTTTCATAGTAAAGAAAGAGAACCTATATCGATACCTATTAAATTACCACCGCCCAGCGTATCTCTAAATCCATATAGTATTATATTAGATGAAAATAATCCAGGTAATTTATTAATATACGGAATGGGGTTTAATAGAATTAATTTTTAATAATTTATTTTTTTGCTTTGCGTAATATATGTATATGTAATAATTATATAATATAATATATATAATATTAGAAGTATGGTTAATAACGAATGGAATATATTAGATTTATATTTCAAAGATCATAAATATCCATTTACAGGTCATCATTTAGATAGTTATAGAAATTTTGTTAAAGTTAAAATACCAGAAATTATTAAATTAAATAACCCTATAACAATGATAAAAATAGATGATATTAACAAAAACATGATAGTTAAAGTTGAAGTATTCGTAGGAGGAGAAGAAGGTGATAATATATTTGTTGACAGACCTATATCTTTTGAAAATGGAGCTCCTAAATTAATTACTCCTAACGACGCAAGAATGAAAAATTTAACATACGAAACGCATATTTTTGCTAAAATAATTGTTAAAGTTACAGATGAAAAGAATGCGGTTAAAATAATTGAATTTAATAATATTGCTATTGGAAGTATTCCAATAATGCTTCATAGCGATATCTGTTTATTAAAAAATAATGGTTCTGATATATTAAAATTATTAGGTGAATGTCCTTATGATACAGGTGGTTATTTTATAATAGATGGGAAGGAAAAGGTTATAATAGCTCAAGAAAATATAGTTACAAATAAATTATTTATTAGCAAATTAAAAGAAGATGACGAAAGCGGATTTAGTTATAAAGGAGCTATAAGATGTATTGCTGAAAAAGGTTCTGTAAAACCTTATAATGTTGCTTTTTATTATGTAAATATTCCTATATTAAAAAATGGATTATATAGGGATGACGAATTTAAGATAAAATATATGAAATCTAAAAAGTATATATATGGTTCTATTTTAGTATCTTTACCATCATTTAGTGAAAAAATACCATTATTTATATTATTTAGAGCATTAGGTATAGAAACAGATAAAGAAATATACAATACTATATTTGGAGATAATCTTGATGATAAAGAAAGGGAATACTTTGATAATTTTATAAGACCGAGTATAATTAGTTCATATTATAAATATGATGATGATGAAATATATGTATACACACAAAATGATGCGTTAAATTATTTGAAAAATAAAGTAAAATATTCTAGCATTGAGCATGTAAAATCTGTTATAATGACAGAAATATTTCCAAATATAGACGAACTAGATAATAAAGGTAAATATTTAGGGTACTTAATATTACAATTTATAAAAACAGTAATTGGAACTATGCCTGTAAGTGATAGAGATAGCTATATTTATAAAAGAGTTGATATAAGTGGGTTTAAACTAACAGAATTATTTCAAGAAGCTTATATTAAATTAAGAGATAACATAAGAATTAAAATAGATAATGAATACTATTATGGTTCTTATAAGGAGAAAGGTAATTATAATAATATTATAAATAATAATAATATTTATAAAATAATAGATTCTTTAATAATCACAGAAACATTTGGAAAATCTTTAAAAGGGAGATGGGGTTTAATTAATAATAATGATCCTGAATTAGGAATAGTCCAAGATTTATCTAGAATAAGTTATATAGGATATTTATCACATTTAAGAAGAGTTAATATTCCAATAGATAGAAGTGTTAAAATAACAAGTCCTCATAGATTACATTCTCAACAATGGGGTATGATGTGTCCTTTTGAAAGTCCTGATGGTGCTTCTATTGGATATCTAAAAAATTTATCATTATTAACTAAAATAACAGCAGGAATAAACGTAGATAATATTAAAAGGTGTTTATTAGATATTGGAATTATACCTTTGAATAAATTTAATTTATTAATTAATAAAGATATTACAAAGGTATTATTAAACGGAACTTTATTTGGATATACAGGAGAACCTATATTTATTACAAGATTATTAAAAGCATATAGAAGAAATGGATTAATAAATGTGTTAATATCTATATCATGGAATATACCTTCTAATGAAATTAGAATATTTACAGAAGCCGGAAGACCTTGTAGACCATTACTTATATTAAAAAAGAATTCAGAACAAAATGAAATATTAGCATATAAATATAATTGTACAAATTGGTTTGATATGTTAAATGGACGTTATAAAAAATTAGAAGATGAAGAAAAAAACGAAGATTATTATTATAGAGATATATATAATAATCCTATTGATACTTATGAAGAAAAATCTTCATTAGAAAAATTAACTGGTGGAATTTTTAATATTAGTAAAATTGGAGGAAAAAAAAGTGATGATGAAAATATTTCCAATGAAAATAAATATAAAAAAATACTAAACATTTTAGAAGAAACAGGAGCATGTATAGAATATTTAGATAACGAAGAAAGTGATACAATATTAATAGCTATGAATAAAGAGGATATTACATCTTATCATACTCATTTAGAAATACATCCTTCTACTATTTTTAGTGTAGTTACTGGAAATATTCCAATGTGTAATCATAATCAAGCAGCAAGAAATGTTTTTCACGCGGCACAATCAAAACAAGCTATTGGAATATATGCTACTAATTTTAATAAAAGATTTGATACTATGAGTTATGTATTACATTATCCTCAAAGAGCAATTATAAATACACGAATTTCACAATATACATCAAGTGATTATATGGCAAATGGATATAATACTATAGTAGCAATCATGACATATTCGGGATTTAATCAAGAAGATAGTATTATGATAAATAAAGCATCTATAAATAGGGGGTTAAACTATTTATCATATTATAAATCTATTACAGCAACAAGTAAAGTAATTTCATCATATGAAAAAATTATTTTTGGAAATCCAATTAAATTAAAAGAAAATATAGGTAAATATGATGAAATAGTAGGAATAAAAAATAAAGATTATTCTCACATAGATGATAATGGTTTTATTAAAAAGGGAACATATATACCACAAGGTCAAGAAGTTATTATAATAGGTATGTTAAATGTAAAAGAAGTATATTACGAACATAAAGAAGGTGTTTTTACTATACAAAAAAAAAAGAAAATATATACTGATATATCAATAAGCACAGACAATTCATTATATGGAACAATAAATGACGTATATATATCTAATAAACTATCAGGAGAAGATTCTATAATTTGTAAAGTAAAATTTTTGAAAATTAAAAAACCGGAATTTGGTGATAAACATTCATCAAGACACGGGCAAAAAGGTGTAATTGGTATGATAATACCTGAAGAAAACATGCCTTATACTAAAGATGGTATAAAACCAGATATAATAATTAATCCGCATGCTATTCCTTCACGTATGACAATCGGTCATTTAGTAGAATGTATATATGCTAAATTATGCTGTATAGATGGTATTTTAGGAGATGCTACTGTATTTATACCTATTGATAATAATTCAATATACAATAAACTAGAAGATAGTGGTTTTGATAAATATGGTAATGAAATATTATATAATGGTTACACAGGCAAACAGATAGAAACTGAAATATTTATTGGTCCCACATATTACTTTCGTTTAAAACATATGGTTGCAGAAAAAATTAATTCAAGAGGTACTGGTAAAGTTACAGGATTAACGAGACAACCTACTGAAGGAAGAAGAAAAGGTGGTGGATTACGTATTGGAGAAATGGAAAGAGACACTATATTAAGTCATGGTATTTCAATGTTTATACAAGAAAGTATGATGGAGCGTTCAGATAAATATGCTTGGGCTGTTTGTAAAAAATGTGGTACTCTCGTACCTCTGAATATATCTTTAAATATAAATGAATGTAATAATTGTAATAATGACGAGATATCTATTATTAAAACTCCATATGCTTTTAAATTATTAATACAAGAATTTGAAGCAATGGGTATTCAAATGAGAATTAATACTGAAAATGTAGATATACCTTCTGAATATTTTGAACCATATATATATAAAGGTAAATTAAGAACTGACAATGAAAATAACGGAGATAATGACGGCGATAATATAAATATATATGACAATGAAGATGTAGATAATAGTGAAGATAATGAAGATAGTGAAAATAGCGAAGAAAGCGATAGTGATAGTATTAGCGATAATAATGATAATTACGCACAAAAAATAAATAATATAATATGGGGTGAAAAATACGACGAAAGTTTTAAAACACAAATGAATAAACAAACAGGTGGAAATAATAACTATAATAAAAATATTATTATTGGAGGTAATGATATATTAAGTGAAGATAATAATGATGATATATTAAGTGAAGATAGTAATTCAAATGATAATAATGATATATTAAGTGAAGATAGTAATTCAAATGATAATAATGATATATTAAGTGAAGATAGTAATTCAAATGATAATAATGATATATTAAATGAAGAAAACAATCATATATTAGATGAAGATAGTAATTCAAATAAAGATATTATTAGTGTAGGAGGAACAAGTGATTATAAAAATATGGATTTTGAAGAAGACGATGATATACAATTATTTAAAGGAGGAAGTAAAGAAGAAAGCGAAGAAGATAGTGATTCAAGTGATGAAGATAATTCTAGCGAAGGAGATGTTGAAGGTATTGAAGGTAATGAAGATTATATGAATGGTTTATTCAATATGTTTGGAGGAAAATTAGAAGAAAATGATAATATTGAAGTTAAGATTATTAATATAAAATAATTAAAATATTATATTTAATTAAAAAATAAATAAAATTTTTTATATTTAATTAAAATATAGTTAAATTATAAGATAGTATAATGGAAATTATTGATGGAGTATTATATTTTATATTAATAATTATATTAATAGCATTTATAGGTGTTTTATCATGGTTAGTATATGATTATTATAATTATAGAGATGAACAAAGCACGATAAATACTAAAATAAATAATAAGTTCAAAGAAAATTTAGAAAAAGATAAACAAATGGAAGAAAATATTAAAACTTTACATATTAATAACTCAAACTTTTTAAATTCAACATCTAATGTTATAGTTAATTATACTAAAGATGAATTATTAAAGAATAAAGAAACAATAGATAGATATAATTCAGAAACTTCTAATTATATTAATTTATTAAATTCAAATATTTATACATCTAATTTAATGTATAATACTTTAATAAATTCAACATCAAATGTATTAAGTGTTAATATAAAAAACAATTCTAAAATTACTAGTGATAATTTAAATAGATATTTTACATTTAGTGATATTACTAATGATGATAATAACGGAATATATAATTATATTGTAAATCCAGTAACAGCAAATCAAGATGCACCTACATTAAATTTAATAAAAGAAACTACGGCAGTTTCTGGTTTGAAAATCAATTCATCAGTTGAAGATAATAAATATCTAAAGGTTTGCAATAAAACAGGGGCAAATTGTTATAATTTATTTGTAGATACTGATAATTCACTTGTAGCACAATATGGTACAGAGGTTAATACAAAGAAAAAAATAGCAATAAATAGTGCATTTGTACCTGCTACAGCAACAGCAGTTGTTAATGCTACTACAGGAACTATAACAGCTATAAATGTAACAACGCCTGGAAGTGGTTATTTAACAGTACCAAATGTAATTATTACACGCGTACCAGCTTTGACACTACCTACTGTTAATCCTATTAATGCTATAGCTACAGCAGCGATAGATACAACGGGCAAAGTAACAGGTATTACAATAATTAACGCAGGTACAGGATATACTAATGCTCCTACTATTTATATAGTTCCTTAATTCTTAAATAACCAGATTATATAATTTTTATTTTTTTATAATAATATTTTATTATTTTTATCATAAAATAAAATAAATTAATTAATATAGAGATAATATAGATAATGAAAATTAAAAATTTACCATTGATATTATTATTAATAATATTTGTAATATTGGGTATATTTTATATTATGCATGTATGTAATTATAATATAAATGAATTATTTACAGATGAATCAACAGGTGTTATAATGAAATATTTAGATAAGAACATTGTAGAGAATTGTTATTTAGACACCACTGATTATTATAAATGTAAAAATGATGGGGCTAAGTGCGATTATACAGATAAATTTCTTTTGTTAGGAAATTCTCCAATTGAATATCATAATTCATATACGTGTGATAGTATTAAAAGAGATTATACAGGAAGATTGAAAGATATAGATAGCAGAGATTTACTTTTAACATATAAATGTATGAGTATAAATCCTTGCGAATTGCGAAATTGGTTAAATCGCAATAATATAGAAAATATGTTTTTTCAAGACTATTATAATGAATTGTATCCTATTACATCCGGATCAACAAATCCCAATTTAATACATACTATTAGAGATAATATTATAAAATATATAAATAATAATGTTAATTGCAATCTTGGTAATAATGTATGTATTGATACTGGAATTACAACATCTGGATGTATAGTAGGTTCTGCCACATCATCTACAGATAAAAGTATATCTAAATTTCCTATTTATGCTTGCATATCTCAATCTCCTTATCTTAAAGATGGAAATGAAAAAACTATGGTTTGGGATCATAATCGCGGGCAACCTATATCTCATTATAAATATTCTTGTTCATTAGGTATAAAAGATGATGAAACCGATTTATGTAATCCAAATCATAAAATGTTTATACAGGTACTTTTAATATTTTTTAAAAATAATAAAAAAAATATAAATGATTTTATAGCATATGTAGATTCTAATAAATCTAATAGCTTACAATGCAATATGAATTGCGGAAATGGAGATAGACAATACGGATTGACATGTGGTTGCTTAAATAAAAATAATAGTTATGATAGTGGCAATTATAATTCAATATGTAAAACTGGAAATACAGCTAAGGATTTCAGTATATTATATTATGTTAATCCATTTTATGAGTTTGGTACAACTTCTGTAAATAAATTTAGTTATGAACTTCATTTTAATTAAAAAACATTATAATATAATAATTTAATTTATTCGTCATTATCGTCATTAATAAATTTAAATTTTTCAATAGGCAAATTTTTATAATTTTCTACTTTTTCCCAAAAAATATTTATTTTTTCATTTATATTTTTCCAATTTTCATTATCAAAAATAATTCTTTGTACATTAATTTTTTCTAGTTTCCAATAATTTAATTTTACAAATTCATATTTATTACCATTTTTTTCATTCTCTATATTAAAATCTGCTATCTTTGAATAAATATTATCAATTGCTTCACTTGCATTTAGAACATCATCGCTATATAGATAATGATATTCTTTTGTTGGATTTTTAATATATTCAGCAATAATACCATGATTTGTATTTTTATTACTAAACTCTTCAATATATATGTTTTCTTCAATTATTAAAAATTTACATTCAATATAATCACATTCTTTTAAATTACAAACTGCTAATTGTCCTTGTATTTGTAATTTATATTTTTCAGGTACATAATCATTTATAATTTCCCTCGAATAAGGACATTTAATTTCTATCATAATACCTAATTCATTAATACCATCGGGTGATGCACCGAAATGTTCATTGTTCGGATCACATATTAATCCAAAATCATATATATGAACATTATTATTCGTATTAGCATATACACGTGTAGCCATTGGTTCAAACATAGTACCCCATTTTAAAGCTTTAATAGCATTATAATTAATATTATCGTTTAAAATATTAGCTTTTTTTTTAGCTATAGTATCACTAATTTTATTATTTTTAATAGCATCATATAAATCACTTGCTGTTAAACGAGTTTTGCGAGCTTCTAACCATTCTGATGTTCTTTGTTTTATAATGGGCATATTTACTAATCTTTTAAGTTCTTGTCTATAATTATTAATATCTTCAATTCTTTTAATTACAAAATCATTAATAGAATAATCTTCTTTATATTCAAGTATATCTATAATATCTTTATTGCTATTTTTTAAATTTTCTATAATTTTCTTATCAATATCTATAATAGAATTATAGTTTTCCATATTAGTAATAATAATATTATATGATATATTTTTATATCTATATTTACAAAACAGAGAACATATTTTCTTCATTCTTTTTTTTATAATTTTTAGAATCTTTATTTTTCTTATCGATAGCAGCATTAATTTTGTTATATAATTGCTTGTCCATGAAATTGATATCATTAACATTTGATGTCATTTTTTTAGATTTAGTCTTTAAATTGTATAAATCTTCTAATTCTTTTTTTTTGTTATTTAAAATAATATCAAAAGGTGTTTCTAGAACATTAATTTCTTCCATTTTATTATTAATATATATAAATGTAAATCATTTTTTATATAATTTTCATTTTGCGACTATCATAAGCCCAGTGAAGCAATGTTTGTCTAAGTCGCGGATATATTTTCTCATTATTACTTCTCAATTCATTAACTTTCTTTTGCAGTTGATTTCTAAATCTTCCTTTAGGTCCTGAAGATTTTTTCCATCTATTTATTTGTCGTATATCATCATCGCTTCTTCTGCCATTATAAAAATTACAATACCATTCTATCCATCCGTAAGGATCAATATCTTCCCTTATCCAGTTTTTTTCCATCCAATATTCATAATCTGTTCCTACTTCTACTTTATAATAATTTACACTTTTATCATACTCTTTTTTTATTAATAAATTATCAGGGATATCTTTTAGAAATTTAAAATGTTTATGATGATTATTATAAATTTTTTTTGTTTTAGGAGATTTTATTTGTCTAAAATATGACCCTCCCATAATTCCTAATTCAAACATTTCTTTTGGTGTTATATTAGGTTTAAATTCAGGATGGTCTTTGAATATAATACTCATAATCTATTTACTTAGATATATAATTATTATTAAAAATTTTATAATAATTGTAATTATATTTTTTAGCTTTATTATTATTTATATGGGTTGTATATATTACTTCTGCTATTTCATATTGTATTGGTGTAGATAAAATATAGTCATCAATATTTTATATTAGATAAATTATATATTAAAATGAGTACATAATTTATTTTTTCTTAAAATTTTAAAAGTTTTTATAATTTTCTAATTTTTTTTAAATTATGTACTCATTTTAAACTCTTGAAGAGTTTAAAAATGAAAGAATATAATAATTATGGATATAAATGGTGTCCTGATAAAAGTAAGCATGCGTCTTTGACAGCAAAAGAAATTATTAAAATGTGTTATATATTAAAATAAAATTAAATACAGGAAAAATTATTCAATTTGGAAAAAATATTCAATAATCAATCGCATATTACGAATTACAACTTTTACACCTTTGAAGAGTTTAAAGAATAATCCATTGATGACAATTTTTTATTAATACTTTCAATATTATTATTTGATATATTATTATTTTTTACATATTTTTTAGAGAGTTCTCTAATTAAATCTTTATAAAATCTATCATCTATTTTAGATAATTCACTATATTTTTGATTATACATTTTATGAAGATTAAAATATTCTTGACTTCTTTGAAAAACATTTCCATTAACATTATGAATACATACATTATTATTCCACATATACTCTAAAAGCTCTTTATTATCAAATACCTTTGGGTCTATATTATATTCCTTTACAATTTTTTCTGGTATATAACACCAAGGTAAAAATTTATATTCTGGACAAACTATCTGACGATTAACATGTGTATAAGTATTATTTTTAACATCATCTATGAATATAGTACGATTATTAATAATATAATCAATATCATCCTTATTTTTCATAACAGGATATCTATTTTCTAATGTAGTAGTTATTAATGGAAAAATATTAGCTAAAGATTTCTCTTTTTTTACTGATGTTAATATTAAATTTTCCCTCGTAAAAAAAGGACGATTTATTTTAATATTTAATGCCTTCTCTATATTTTTTCCCAAAGAAGAATTAGTCCATCCGTATGCACTTCCAGTATAAAAAAATATTTCTACATTTTTAAATTTATTATTACAAAACTCTATAAATTCCTTAATATTAGGTCTTAACAACCCATTTTTTAATTCAGTCTGCATATTAATATTTTCTATAAATTTGCAATTATCATTATTTTCCTTTTCACATATATTATATATATATTTTAATATATGTGCTTCTTGTACTAAAAATCTGATATCTCCTATAACAGTACAATCAATATCAAATATTAAAATAAAAGGATATTTTTTCATAATGTTCTAATATACATAAATATTAAATTGAAAATGATTTTCCACAACCACACGTAGATGATTTTATATTAGAATTTTTTGTAAATACAAACTTTTCTTCATATTCTCCTTTAGTAAAATCTATATGTGTTCCGAATAATGCAAATTCAGATTTAGGATCTACTATAACAGATATATCATGATTTTTTATTATAAATATTTTTTTTTTATCATTAAATTTAGAGAATAATTCATTATTAATTGGAGAAAAATTATATAAAAATCCATTACATCCACCGCTTTTAGCCTCTAATAAATATTTATTATAATAAATATTAGTTTTAGATAAAGTATTATTAGATATATATTGTAATCTTTTCCAGGCATTCGCTGATATTGTAATTGACATTTCAATCTAAATAAATAAAATCTAATTATTTAGTGTTTTTATACTTACTAGATTATTTGAAATATCTAAATATTGATATGGTTTATTACCAAAAGCACGAGAAATTCCTGTATCAGTTAACCATAAATTATTATTAACAAATTTAATACTATCTACTACATTATGTCCTATAAACATATAATTACAATTTAAATGATTTAATAATATATTTAGCTCATCTCTTGTATCTAAATTTCGCGTCCATAGAATACCATCGTCATCCAATATAATTTTACTAAAAATTTCACTATCATCATTGTTATCTATATTAGTTGTTAAAGCAAATTTTTTCCATAAATTATTTAAATAAAAAATATCTTTATTATATTTTTGTAAAATAAATAAATGAGATATTTTTAATCCAGCATGACAAAATAAAAAACCTCCTATTTTAACAATAATAGGTCTATTAGATAATAATGTAGAAAGTTTTCCACCTGGTTTAAATAACTCTCGTCTTCTTTTTTCATTATGTTCTATACTTTTTCTAGAAACATAAGTATAATTTCCTAATATATTCATGAATTCATGATTTCCTATAATAGATATTACTTTACCACCTTTTGCCGAAGCTATTTTATCTAATAAATCAGTAAATTTAAGTACTTCTAAATCTTCAATTATCTCCCAATCATTATCCTCAATTCTATTTAAACTATCTATTTGATCACCCATTTGTATAACTATTGTATTTTTAGGTTCAGCTATCCATTCAATATTATTATTAATTATTTTGGCATCAATTAATATATTTTTTAATCTTTTAATATCTCCATGAATATCTCCTATTACAACTAATCTATCAGGATTGGGATATTCAAATATAATATTATCATTCATTTATTATTATAATAATATTTATATTATTTATATTATTTATATTATATATATTAAAGTTTGTGTATATAAAAGTTTATATATACATAAATATATAATGTCAAAAGTAATAAATATTTATATTGTATATACAAATGAATTAGAAAATAGAATAAAAAACTTAAATAATGTTATTGAAATTTTTAAAAAAATATGTAATAAAAATAATGTAGATGTTATAATTAATATAATAAAAGAACCTTCCGCAAAAACAATAGATGAAAATATTAATTCTTTTAATGAAAGAGTTGATTATAATAAATTTGAAGGTGACAATGAATATAATCAATATATAGAAAATTTAAATACATTTCAAATTTCAAACTATGAAAAACATAGAGAATTATATAAAATTATAAAAGATAAAGATGAAAATTCATTATATATGATAATTGAAGATGATGTTTTAATTAGTAATAGTTATATTAATAATATTGAAGAATTAATAAAATATCTAAAAGATGGTAATAATGATTTATGGGATATATTGTTTCTATCATTAAATACAATAAATAGTCCAGAAGAAATAATTGATTTCAGAAATGTATATAATAAACTAATAACAAAATGTTGTTATTTTATTAAACCTAAAATATGTGAAAAATTATATAATGAAACAAATACATTTAAATTAACTATGAAAAATACCTTATCAAAATATATTAAAGATAACGAAGATCTAAAAGTATATTTTTTTAATAAAATAACATTTATAGAAGGTTCTAAATTAGGTATTTTTCCTTCAACTATTAATAATGTTAACTATCTATATTTTAACAATGAATATATAGAATTAATAAAAATATATAATAAAGAAACTTTAAGCAAAGAAGATATTTCAAAATCTATAGAATTATTTAAACAAGTAGAGAATATTAATTCTTCAGAATTAAATAATATATTAGGAATGATATATCTAAAAAATAAAAACTATAAAGAAGCAAAAAAATGTTTTATAACTGCTCTTGAATTACATAAAAGAAATTTAGGATATTTACAAAAAAATAGTATAATATTAAGTAATGTAATTGATATATTTAAGTATGAACAAGATATGTTAGAAGAATGTATTAAAACAAAACCTAAATATTCTTAAATTTTATAAATTTAATCCATTTTATTTATCATTGATGATAATTCTTCTACTTTTTTTTCTAAAGCTGCTATTTTATCATATATAAATTGAACTTCATTAAAAGTATTTTCTACAATTAATTGTTTAGAAAATAAATCAGATAAAGCTTTTTCCATAGCATTTGTTTTATTTACAACATCTGGCAAAATAGAAAATGTAGATACACTATTAGATAATTCAGAAACAGAATTATTTAGTTCGCTTATTTTATTATTTACATTAACTATAGAGTTAGTAGATAGTTCATCTACAGAAATTTCTAAAGCAGTTAATTGTTTTGTTAAATTTGTTAAAGACTCCAAATTAGATTCAGAAGATAAACTTGACGAAGTTTCTAATTCGGAATTAGAAGAAGATTTTATTAAAGATAATACTTCTGATAATTTTTCTAATTTATCAAATAATAATTTATTAGAATCTTTAGTTTCTTCTATCGCAGTTTCCATATTTTGTATTTTAGCATATACAGCATTAATAGACATAATTATTATACTAATATAATATAATATTTTATTTTTATAAAAATATAACGAACCCAACAAAATATAAAAAATGATTATATTATTTAAATATAAGAAGACTAATATATATAATGATAGTTCCGATTAGATGCTTTACATGTGGAAGAGTAATGGCTGATATTTCAGATTATTACGAAAAAGAAAAACTAAAATTAAATGAAACTAACGACGTTGATAAGATATATAAAAATTTTGAAAAAATTCATACTGGTAACTTGCTAAATAGTTTGGGATTAAATAGATATTGTTGTAGAAGAAATTTAATCACAAATATAGATATGATGGATGTTATTTAATTTACTTATAATTTCTCATATACGGATAAGAAGTAAATAAAAATATGGAAACCGAAGAAAATGATATAATAAACAAAGATGATAAAAATAACATTATAGAAGAAATAGCTGATAATGATATAAATGATATAAATGAAGAAAATAATAAATTTAAATTAAAAAATGAAAATATATATAATGATTTAGAAAAATTTATTGAAAAAAATATAGAAAATAAAATTAATAATTTACTTGAAACTTTACCTAATAATGTTAAAAATATAAAAGATAATAATAATTTTTATGATTTATCGCTAAGAGAATTATATAAAAATACACTACAAACTATAATAGATATAATAAATGATATTAGCAATGCTTATAGCAACAAATATATTGATAATAATAATTATATATATGTAATAATTAATATTCTTTTTAAAGAAGAAAGAAGATTATATGTGGGTATAATATTGTTATTCTTTTCATTTATAATATATTTTATAGATGGTGCGTCAGTGTAATAAAATATATAAGTAATGAATAAGAAATATGATTAATATTATTAATAATTATCAAGTAGCTACTTTGTTTTTAGCATTAATATTTTTTATAATTAGTAAATATAATACTTCAATATTAATTTCAATTATAATAATAATAATTTTTTATTATTATATTGATAATAATATTAAATTAAATAAAGCAAATAAAAAAAATGTAGAAGATGTAATTATAGATAATATTGATAAAGGTATTGATACTATAAAAGAATTAAATACTGATAATTTTTATATTAATATTAATACAGGAAAAATTAAATTTTTAAAAAAAAATAAAGAATTTTTAGATATTATAAATAATTTAAAATTTGTAAAAAAATTTGATAAAACTAGATATAATAATTTGATAATTTATGCGAATAAATTAATGAAAATATATGTATATATACTATCTGATAGATATGATATATATGTATATATGCCTATATTTAATGATATTGTAAATGATATACTCGAAATATTATATTCATTTGTTTTTGTAATACCAAATCGGTTTAAACATATATATGGATTTAATCCTCAAGAAGAAATTGATAAATCAATTATGGATTTTCGAATAAAAGTTGAAAAAATGTTAATAGTTTTAAATAATTACGGAAAAATAGGAAAAAAAAAGATATATATTGATATATACAAATATAGTCCTTATGAAAAAAATAAAGATTTATATTTACCTTAAATTTTTTTAAATATTTTAAGATAATGATATTTGATCGCTAACATTAAAAGGAGAATATTCTTTATAATTACTAAAATTGTTTAAATATTTAAAATTAAGTAAATCATCTATTTTATAGCTACTATTTTCATCAAGAATTGTGTCAATACTATTTTGATTGCTCGAATACCCTCCCTTTTTTTTGAGTTTATTAATAGATTTGTCCATTTTATATATTTTATATAATTTAGGTAAATTTACTACTATTATTTTAAAGTGTGAATTTACAGCTTTTTTACTTTTTAAGCATGTGAAACAACCTCCTTTCATTTCTTTATTACAAGTATTGCAAATATTCTCTTTTATATTCATAGATTTTTTATTGGAACCTCCTCTAATATATGATAAATATAAATAATTTACAGCTTCAGGATTTGAAGTATTTAATGTATTATTACAACCTTCTTCTAAAATAGTTTTAATATAATTGTAATCTTTATTTGAATTAATTTCACAATTTCTTTGTAAAGAAGATGTCAGGTTATCTACTGCTCTATTAGTATTAATTAATTGAGTATTATTTAATAATTTATTAGTATTCATTTATATAATTATAATATATTATATAAATATTAATTAATATTATTATAAAATGATTGTAGAATATACTATAGAAAGTATTAAAGATTATTATACAAATAATGATATTTGCAATGATATTAATATTATAGAAAATACAATATTAAATAAGGTAGATGATATTAATAGTGAAATATATCATATTTTTCCAATAGCAATATCATTTAGTATTACATTACTTTTAGTATTTTATTTATTATATTAGTTTATAATAAGATTATATACAAAATCTTTTTTTAATTTATTTTTATTAAGAAGCATAATATTATAATGTCGGCAAGTATTACCCCATTTGGTACTTCGCGGTCAATATATTCATTTGCTAATAGTGATATTGATATAAACGGAAATGTAAACGCGAACCAATTTATAGGTGATGGACAAAATATAACCAATATAAATATAGAAAATATTAACAAGGCAAATATTAATATTGGAAAAAAAATATTAAAAACTATAGGTGGAACAGGTAATAATAATTATATAGAACACGGTATTATATATAATAATAATGTTACAAATAGATTTGAAACTTCTTCTAATTTATTTTGGGATAATGAAAATAATATATTGTATTTAAATCAAAAAAATATATTAGATACTATTTCAAATTATACAGACAATACTTCTAATGTTATTATTGATATTATAAATATTACATCAAACAATGTAATAACTGAAATAATAAATAATATACAAAGCAATATTGTTATAAAAAATGTATCGGGAATTCCTAAAGGAAGTAAACTTAATTATGGTGTATTAAAAGTTGGAGATGGTATATTCGTTAAAGATGGAGCTATTAGTATAGAACCTGAGCCTGTAATTATCAAGGAACCTACCGTTGATCCTGTTTTAAAAGCATATTTAATAGATAATACTTATTATGAGAAAATAATATTTACATATGACCCTGAAAGAGGTACGACATATGATAATTCAACAATATTAAAATATTTTTTTGATTTTAATAAAATTACAAATACATCAAATATTAAAAGCGTCGGTAGTATAACTAATAATATAATTATAAATAGCATAGATGATGTATCTTTGATAAAAGCTACTGATAGAAAATATGAATATACTCCATTACAAAAAAACTATCTATATTTTAATGGAACTGAAAATTCATATGCAAATTTTGATAGCAATGTTGATATATACAAAATATATTCAAATAATTTAATTGAAGGAGGCGATACTATAGGGATTACATTTTCATTTTGGTTTAAAATTTATAATGATATTTCAAGTGATAAATTTTTGTATTTTTTTAGTAATTCAAACACAGCAACATATCGGTTTGAAATTAAAATTATTAAAGATACTAATGATAATTTTAAATATTTAGCGGTAAATATACGTCAAGGTATTGATAATGAATATATTATTAAAGATATTTATATTCATACAAACATATGGTATCATTTTGTATGGTGTATAGATGGAAATTTAACATGGTCGCTTTATCTAAATAGAGAAGGTAATTCTATATTTTATGAAAAGAAACTTTATAATAGAATAGGTATAGATGAAGATGCTAATTATATTACACAAATCATAGGTAAAGCTTCGCATAAATTAAATACAAATTTAAATTGTTCAATTTGTGATTTGCGTATATATAATAAAGCACTAACATCATCTGATATATTTGAGTTATTTAAACTAAACGAATATACTTTATATAAATTAAAATTTAATGATCCTAATTATACAACATGTGATATATTATTAATTGCTGGTGGTGGCGGAGGAGCAAATGAAGGCGGTGGAGGGGCTGGTGAGTTAGTTTATATGAATAATGTTATAGTACAACAAAATATAGGTAGTAGTTATTATGAAGTTAAAGTAGGTAGAGGTGGAGCAGGAAAAATAATAGAACAAATAAATGGTGAAAATATAGTTATTCAAAATAATACAAAAGGTATAGATACAACATTCGGAACGTTAGTTGTAAATGGTGGCGGTTCTGCTCTAATATCTGGAGGTACTGGTGGTAGCGGAGCAGGAAATGGTGGAACATCTAATTTAAATACACAAGCAAATTTTGAATTAAGAAAAATTTATTTTAATGGTAATAATGGATTTCAATTAAAAGGTGGTGGTGGAGGAAGTGGAAAAAGTGGCGGAATATACAATGGTGGTGATGGTATAGCTATAATAAATGATCAAGTTAATAATATCACACATAATTTTAAAGGAATTTTTAATTTATTAAATGATGGCGATATAGGATATTATAATAATTCTTGTAATTTAATTTATTTTGCTGGAGGAGGTGCAAGTAATATAAATAATTCATATGGTGGATTAGGAGGTGGAGGATATGGTTCATCTAATTATATACAAAATATAAATTACGAAGGTAGAGTTAATACTGGTTCTGGTGGAGGAGGATATATTAACAAAGGTTATAGTGGTGGCAGCGGTATTGTTTTATTGAGATATCTAAAAACTGAGCTTTCAACAAATAGTATAGGTAATGAACTCAGAGCAGCTTCAAATAATTTATTATCAGTTATAAATAATTTAACAACAGATGATATTATAGAAAATAATAATAACAAAAAAAAATTTATAATAGATAATATTTACAATGATAATTTATTATTAAATGGTACATTAGTAATAAATTCTAATTTAATAGTTCATGGAGATACTACTACATTCAATACAGATATATATACTTCTGAAAAAATAAATATTACTAATTTTGATAATGATCCTGCTTTTCATATTATGCAAGTAGGCGATATAATACATAATAATAATCCTATATTTACAATAAATTATAATGAAAATAAATTATTAACATTATTAGATAGTGGAAGTCTCGGATTAGGTATTAGTAAACCAGAAAAAGCATTATTAAATATAATAGAAAAAAATGGAAGTAATATAATAAGTGCCTCAAATCTTTCGAGAGAAGTATTTACTTTAGCGAATGATGGTAGTATAGGTTTAGGAGTAATCGAACCTAAAAGCACTCTTTTTAACATAAAACAAATTAACTATAGCAATATCATAAGTGCTTCAAATCTTTCAAGAGAAGTATTTACTTTAGCTAATGACGGAAGCCTTGGTTTAGGAGTTATTGATCCTGAAAGTACTTTATTGAACATAAAACAAATTAACTATAGCAATATCATAAGCGCTTCAAATCTTTCAAGAGAAGTATTTACTTTAGCGAATGATGGCAGCCTTGGTTTAGGAGTTATTGATCCTGAAAGTACTCTTTTTAACATAAAACAAATTAATTATAGTAATATCATAAGCGCTTCAAATATTTCAAGAGAAGTATTTACTTTAGCAAATGACGGAAGCCTTGGTTTAGGAGTTATTGATCCTGAAAGTACTCTTTTTAACATAAAACAAATTAACTATAGCAATATCAT